TCGCTCGCCAGGCTCGCCACTGATGCCGTGATTGTGCCAGTTGTGCCGTACTTCCAGCGAATATCGTTTGCCATCAGACACCTCCCGCAATTCGTCGCCGGCTGTTAATTACGGCCCCGATGCCGACTTCTCCGATTCCGTTTGCGTCAACCCAGCGAACAGTGACGTTTGCCAATGCTCCAATGACTGCAACGTCTGCAACATTCAGTAATCCGTGCTGAATCAATTCTGGAGTTCCTGCAGCAATCGCAGGTTCATCCAGGTCAATTGCATCGCCTGCAGTGATCAGGTCGATGATTGTGCGAGCCTGTTGATACGGTGGATCAGGAGACTCGAAGTTATTCGCGACCCGCTGAAGGCCGCCCCAGCGTCCTAACTTGGCCAGTGTCTTTCGCAATGTCGCAGCAGGGACAGGTTGACGCACAACTACTGTCTTTTTCATGACAACAATCGAAGCTTCTTCATCGGTCATCGTTGCGTACTGCGGCAACGACAACTCTGCGTCTAATGCTGCCTCACCCTGAATCAGCGTGTATAGTTCCGCCTCTGTCATTCTTCGGCGTCCTGCTTAGAGATTTTAAAGTAGTCTTTCAGATCCAATACCGTTTCAGACACGGCTTTGAGTTCGTGCAAAGCCTGATTGTGGGCAGACGGTGCGAACGTGGCCGGAATACCGGTCAGACTCGAGTAAGCGTGCGTGTGCCCGGCGTCGCTCTTGCCCGACAGCAGGATGTCCACTTGAGCGGTGGTATATACGCCAAGCAAGGCTCTCACCTGAGTTGTGGTGAGAGCCTTGGCAGGTGCTGCGGTTGCTGTGTCATTACCCAGCAGAGTACTGGGTGTAACGTCCAAAACCGCGTCAAAGGGAAAAGCCGTAAGCCCCATTGCCGAAACCTCAACTACCTCGCGGGATGTGCTGCGATACCGTGTTTGCCGTAGCATACCCTGTTTGACGCCAGACGGGAACCCCATCGCGGAAAATCATGATCGTAGGGTACGCTATCACAGGCTGCACCGTAAACTTTTGGCCCGCAGAATTCGTGACAGACCACTGCCTGCGATACTTCGGATCTGTACCGTCCACAACGCGGACTTTGTGCCCCGCGTTCTGCAAACGTACCTGCTCCAACGCGGTCCAGTCCCTACACGGTCGGCAATTCTGCGATGTAAAACACACCACTTCCACAGATTCCACCGCGTTTTGCTGCTCAAACGCTCCGGTGTCTTCCCCCGCCGTCGAGATCACAGACACCGTGAAAGACCAATCGTCCCCTTCGCCGGCGAATGAGGGCGTCCCCAACAGCACCGCAAACGCAGCACACACGAGCACGAAACCAGTAAACCCCTTCATACAAACCTCCTTCAGTCTTGTGCCAGGGACGCCTTTGCGCCGGCCAGCATCACCAAATCATCGGGGATCATACGAGATCCCCGCAGAATACCAAACCCGTTGACCCCCCACTGGGACCAACTGTTCCGGATGAGCAGGCACAGCTCGTTGTCCAGAATAACACCTTGAATCCCCAGGACCTCGTGGCCCCACCAGTTGTAGCCAACGGGGCAAGGCATCCGCCGGCACAACGCAGAGAACAGGTAGTCCTTGTTTCGCGGGGGTGCGTAGTACCAATCGGTCGCCGTGTAGGACTGCGCTTCCTGCCGAGAAGCTGCGGTGTCGTATCGCCTGTCAATCACCGCGTCGGGCCACGTCTTTGAGCTACAGACTCCGTGCTCCGCGATAAACTCGATAGCCTCACGCCCCCAGCCACCAACGTTCCGGAAGTTTTTAATCCTTGCGCCTCCGCTTGCGGGAGACAAGGACGCGTAGGGCAGGTTTTGCTGTACGCGCTGGAGTTCCAAAGCATGGACCACGGCAAAAATCCAGCAGTAGTTGGTTCTCTGCTGGTTTTTGTATGGTATCTTTTTCGCCTCAATCAGGCTTCTCAGGTCGCTTTTCTGTTTCTCTGCCTCCCGCACAACGTCTGCAATATCATTACGGCTGATGAGCAGGTTTTGCGGGAACGGATTCGCCACGCCGGCGTAACCATACCCCTCCATCCCGTCAGCACCCAGTGGCCGGACAAGCCCGCCGCCGGGCTGCGAAGGGTTCAAACACCACCGATCGACGTCGGCCTGTTTGTCCGTGTCGATTACAGGTATCTTGCCTATGTCGCTACTTTGCACCGATGATCTCCTTCATCGTGGCGAGTAGCTGATCGACAGACCGGATACTGAAGACCTTGGCCTGATTCCCGACGGCCACTATCGCCACGGGGCCTTCTGGCCACGACCCCCGGGTCTGCTCGACCAGCTTACGTAGCGTAGGGTCCTCCTCGCTCAGGTCATCAACGTCGAGAGCACTCCGGTCGTACAGCCGCCAAGCGGGGAGTTGCCCCACCGAAACGCAGTTGGCGTCGAGCCATTGCCGAACGTTAAGGGAGGTGACCGCCAGACGAGCCGGAACAGGATCTGATTCGTCCGACACCATGACAACACGCAACGACCCCGGAACAGGCTTTGGGTTTGGTGGGGGTTGTGGCGTCGGCGCAGGTGTTGGTGCCGGAGTTGGGGTAGGACCTGGCGGCGGCTGAGGGCCGCCGCCAGACACCACGAAAACGCGTCGCTGCACTGCAGATGCGTCGAGTGATTGTGCAAACAGCACAACCGTCGAACCTTCTGCTGAGGGAGTGATGATGTATAAGTGCAGCCCGGCAGCATACGTGCGCCAAATAGCACGCGCTGAACCCGGCGGCAGAAACCACAGCTCCCTATCTGAGGTGCTCGGCGCACGGTACTCAACCGACACAACGCCATCGTCGTATGGGTACACCAGCAATGGTGCTGAGTGTGCCACGACATAACACTCCCCTTGTCGCATCCGCACGTTGGCGTCCTCGGGCGAGGGTACGACAACGGCAGGTGGGCTGACGTCAGGGAACTGAATCTGCGGCGGCTCATCCGCCGCCAACAAGGCGAGGAATGTGATTATCAGCAGCATGCGGCACCAGTCAGCCGTCCTGCAGATCGACGGTAATGGAAATCGCCTCGCCCATCGAGGAGATCCTGTCAAGCTGTTCAACTGGCTGTGCGGCCAGCTCGTGCAGACCGGCTGTCGCGAGTGTCTGGGACATCCCTCGATCCATCAACCAATCTTTACGACGGAAGGTGATGTTATTCTCCTGACAGTATCGCCGACCTCCGTTGATGTACGCCGTCCGCAGGGACTGAGCAGAGGTGACCGGGGCTGTTCCAGCAACGACAGCCTGCTGCGGCACCGTGGAGTCGTTCTTCTTGCCGCACCTGTCCAGCAAGTTCGTCATTATGGGTACGACAAACTGAGCGAGAATTGCCACAATCGCGGGGTTTCCTACGCCGCTGGCCCGCGGAATGTTGTCCACGGAAACGCTATCTCCGCAGCGGTAAAACACGTTTTCGACAATCTCAGGACAACGGTCCTTCTTCTTCTTCTTCGCCATAACACAGCCCCTTCTAACCAAAAAGAAAAATCGGAACACTCTGTTCCGGTCAGTCACTTGCGGAATTTGCTCTGCACACTCCAGCCGACGGCGAGGAGGGACATGATCGCACCAAGGGCTTCCGGGACTTGGCCTTCCTCAAGTAGTCCTTTCTGCACCAGCATGCCGCCTGCGATAGTCAGCACGTGGCGGATCAAACCAAACGTCTGGTCCTTGTTCATGGAGGTCCTCCTTCAATTGGACCCGCATATCGCGGTCGGTCCGGTACAAGATCTTTCAGAAACTGCAACGTCGCCTGCCGCTCTTCGCGGTGACTCTGCTCTACCCGCTCGTAACCCTGCTGGATAGCAGAGATGTGACCGGGTATTGCATCTAACAAATATTTGATGCCGACAATCATGGTCAGCACAAGAGCCAACAACAACACGTTGTTGAAACTCTGCGAGGTGACCCAACTGATAACAGCGTCTGTCGGCGTCTTCTTCTCAGGCATCGTAATGCTCCGGCGATCGGGCGTCAAGGCGATTGACTACGAGATGCTTCCTGTTTACGCAACAGTTTGAGCAAGCGGTCGATTTGTTGCAGCTTTGCGAGCTGCTCTGTGTCGCCCGTCTGCGCCAACCGTTCGCGTAACTTTGCGGTCCCTGTCGCCAGTGTAAGGGGTCGTGCGCCAGCCGCAACCTCCATCGCATTCAGTCGGTCCCGTATTTCCCGCAATGTCTGTTCTGGAGTTATGGTGTCTACTTTGACCCCAAGCAGGAATCGAGCTACTTTCTCAGTCGCACTGGTCCTGTTCTCAGGGTTGCTCAGGTATTTTGTGGTGCTCAACAGCCTCGACAGCGGCGACGCCGACGCTACTGCTTCCACGGTGGGGCCCAAAAACGGTGTAGCTTTACCGCTGGGTGCCACGTCCGTAATACCCAAGTTTACCAAAATTCTCCCAATTGTCGGGTCAAGGTCATCCAAGCGGCGACCACCCATAGGTGTGGCGGCGAACAGTGATGTGTTTGTCGCTTGCTCGACGACGCTCTTGAGCGCTGGGTTGCCCGACGCAATCAGCTTCTGCAGCAGGCCTTTGACATCCGCCTGCAGAACGTCGCCGGCGTACCGCACAGCGTCTTCGTGCATCAGCCCCAGGCTGGTCAAGAACTTTGCCCGCCCATCGTCATAGGTTCCAAGGGGTATGGCCGTAGTGTCCTGCAACCCGAACGGCACATACTCCTCATCATCGCCTTGTGCCAACCGGGTCGCTCGCACAGCAATGCCGAGATTCCCGCCGGGGTTGAACGCCAACTCCCGCAGGAACATTGGCATGCTCTGCCGCATAAACGCATAGAACGGGATCAGCGACCGCATCCAAGTGTTTTCGAACCGGGAGAAATTCCGCGGGTCATTGTTTGTCAGCACTTTGTCTGCGAACGCAAACGCATCCGACAAACGAGCCCCGGACCCTTGCCGCTGCAGGTATTCGAGGATGACCGCGGTGCGCGTCGTGGTGTCGAGAGTGCCGCGGAATGAGTTCAACGAGTCGGCCAGGAAGTTCCCTCTCGAGGACCGCACAATGCGGGAGGACTTACCCTGCAGCACTCGAGGTGGGGCGGCGAACTTCTGCGTACCGGGAGCTTGCGTGGTCCAGTCCTTTACGCCCGACTCAGCGACGTATCTCCCCACAACATTCATTGGGTTGAGGAATTCGTTGGCTAAGGTCTTTGCTCGACCGGCGATTGTTGGCTGCGACAGCCCTCCGCGGAGGCGCTGCATGAAGTCCCGCTTTACGTTTGCGGAACCACCAGCAACTGCTTCCACAAACGTCGGTATGGCATCCTGTACGGCCCCGGCCCCTTCCCCCGGAACCGCATTGAGCACGGCTTCCGCCGAGCCGGATATGGCTTGAGCTTCTACGTCAGCGGTCATCAGGCTGGCGTGCCGAAACGGTGCCCTGTGGTGGGCGGCAAACAACGCTTGGAACGCTCGCCCCCGGTTCGCTGGGGTGTCCGCCCACCCTTTAGTCGCCAGCAACCGGGAGATCTCCGGGATGTTTACCCCCGTCAATTCAATAGGATCGATCGGAGCCCCGCGGGCGAAGTTCAAGCCGGCTTTGGCGAACTTGGTGACAACGCCGAGATTTGATCCGCCGACCAAACTGGCGTTGATCGCGGAGCCCAGGACGTCTCGAATTGCCGTACTGATGGCGAGCAGGAATCCGCTCTTGGAGGCTGCCGTGATGTTCGCCGTAGTTCGAAGGAACATGCCGAGTTCAGGCATCTGCATCATTGCAGGTAATTCGGTGAACGTCCTCAACTGTTCTGCTTGCTCCGAGGTAAGCTCCATTGTTCGCAGGATGTCGTGGGCGTACGCTCTCGCCGCCTCCATTGCGGACCCAGTCAGCGGTGCTCCGGCACTATCGACAAACAGGTCTACCGGGTCGAGGCGGTACCGGACAGGCCAGTTGGCGTCCACAAACGTAGACGCGTTGACGTCTCTGGTCCCACTAAAGACGCGGCTTTCGGCGATGCTGCGGAGCAGGTTGTCAAGGAACTGACCTTCCACTAAGTTGTCCGGCCACAGCCCCCGCCGAGCGGCTTTGCCGAGGTAGTCCTTCTGCGGGCTCAGCCATTCACCGAGAGTAGTCGTGCCGGGGATTTCCGTCTTCGACGTGAACAGCCTTCTCGGGGTCGGACGGTACAACGTGGTCAGCGCACCAACCGCCCCTCGCAGGTACTGAGCCTGCATTGTTTGCTTTTGAACACCGTCGGCAACCTGCACGAGCGGGTCGTCACCAAACAAACCAGTCTGCCGCCGTTCAGCCCTGTCTGTTAGCTCGGCGGCGAGGGCTCTGTATCGAGACACCGTGTCAATCGTGTAATCTGCCGGGATCTCCTCCGCGTACCGGGTGAGGTTTGCTGCGATCACGCCGTTCACGTCGGCGCGCACGCGATCCAGTTCGTCGATCACCGCCCGTGGTAGGCCTATCGCTTGGATCGCTTTTGCGTCGAACCGAAACGCGGACATCAGCTTCGGTCGCTGCTCGAGCAGTCGCAGGAACTCCTGCGCTGCCGGACCTATCCCCCCGGGCACGGTGGAGAGAGTGCGGTTCCACGTGTCGATGAGTTCGGTGACGGCCCCGATCCACGCAGGGCGGCTCAAGCTCAGAGGTGCTGCGGCATCTGCCGGATTCGCCGCAGCGCTCCCTCGCGTGACCGGAGTCCCGTCGGGTAAGCGTGCAACTATCCCATGGGTCTGGGGGTCGAACCGAGGCATGTATTCATCGACGGCGTTGCCGTAGGACCGCCCCAAGTGGTTGTAGATATCCTCCATTGCTGCCTCGGACTGCAGCACTGGGGCCATATTTGCCGAGTTCGCTACTGTGTCCAGATGATACCGCAAACTCCCCGGACGTGTCAGAGGCGACCGGAGCGCAGGCTGCACCACGTACGGTTGAGGCCCACCACCAGCTCGCCGATGGGTGCCGTAGTACGCAACGTCGTCCGGGGCCGGCGTGACTCCCGGGGCCGCACCGCGGTCTATCCTTGCCTGCATCTGGATCATATCGGGGTCTGTAAGGTCCACCCCGTTGGCGGTAGCCCAACTGGCAAACCCCGGATAGGCCGGGTCAAACGAAGTGGGGACTCGTGCCCACGGAACACGCGTCGTCCCTGCTGGAGTCCACATCGTTGACACTGGCACCGCCAGCCCATTGGGCCCGGGGGCAAACTCCAGATACACTCCCGGAGGTACCGGAGATACCGCCCCGGGAGCAGGTTTTGCGACAGGACCGATGTGCTGATTGAACATCGCTCGGTTGCCGAGGATGAATTGGGTGGCGTTAGCGCCCGGCGTGACGGGCACCCCCAAACGGTTTTGCCTGTCCACAAACCGGGAGAACGCTCGCTCAAAGATCGCAAACTCCATCGTGCCGGGGAATGCAAACTTCTCGGGAACCTCCCGCCAAACGTCGCCTTGCGGGCTGGGCTGAACGCGGCGTACCCAATCCTCAACGCCGGCTGTCCCGGACGCTGCGGGAACGGGTTCGAAGCCCAGCGGGCGGTACAGCACATCACCGGCACCCACCGGAACGTCTACAGCTCGCAGAGATTCGATGCTGGCGGCTCGGTACTCGGGGGATTTTCGCAGCCCGTTTATGGCGGCGTCTACGTAGGTCGCTCCTTCGGCAGTCGGAGCCATGTTCAGGGACTGCAGCACGCCTGCGGAATTCGTGTACCCTCCGCCAAGGAGTTTCACCTCGGTATCCGTCGGCAGAATCCGGCCAGCCCGCAGCAACCCTGTCGGCGGAGGCAAACGCGACACTCCGTCCCAGCGGGCTTTGTCCAGCACTCCGATGTGGCCGGTGGCAGCATCGTATATGCCGGTCAAACGGTCGGGTATATCGTTCTCGGCAAGCTTCCAGATCTCGGCCCAAAACTCATCAGGATCCATACCGATCTGGTCGGCAAGGTCTTCGGCATGGCGTCGGCCAACCGGGTATTGTTTACCCGTCGGCAACAGAGTGGAGGGGCTGTCGCTGGTGGGCTCGGTGACCAGCGACCCGCCTTGGCTTGGAGGCCGGTACTTCGTGGCGATTTGTTCGTAGGCCTCATCCATGTACAGCTTGCGGATGCCTACTGTGCCTTCGCGGAAATTGGAGTACAACAACTCGCGAGCACCCGGTACCTGCAAGGCCTCCGCAACGCCGTGTCGGGCACGAGCCCAGGCCTGCGGCGTTTGCCCAATGGCTATCTCCGAAGAGCGGGCAACGTCGGACTTTTGTCTGGGGGCGTATTCGGTGTAAGGGTCCCGCCACACCGGAACGTTCCACCCCGCATCGACGGCTTCTTCCCTCGCTCTTGCAATTGCTGGGATCCAATAGGTATCAAGTTCGTCGTACACGGTTGCAGGCAGGGTCACCTGCTTGGGTCTGAATGCCGGAGTCAGCCTGTCTTCGTCAAACAATTCGGCTGAGTCTGCCAGCTTAATCTGCCACCGCCCGTCTGCCGATCTTGTTGCGTACTCTACCTCACGCAAGTCGGAGGTTCCGACAAATGTCACCAAATCCCCCCGGTCGTAAGAGGTAAGGCCGGCCAGCGGGTCCGCGGTGGGGGTGCCGGAGAGTGTAGCCCGCACCATGTCGCGGTGCTCCGGGCTCTCCAAGTACCGAGACACGGCGTCTCTGTTAGCCTGCACCCGAAGTGGCGACCCTTCGGCGAAGAAATTGCTCGGGTCTTTGAGGTCCAGTCCGGGGTCAACGGTGAACCGTATGCCCAAGTCGTACCCCGACCGGAGGTGAAACGCCGCAAGCTGCGCTTGCGTTTGGTCAGCAGTCGCTCTCGCCGCTTCCCGGACAGCCGAGGATGTGTCTTGCAATACCGGATCCGTCAGACCCCAGGCATACTTGTCGAACACGGCCTTGGTTCCGGTCTTGACGCCTTGAAACGCCTTCTTTATGGCGTCAAGACCCATCGGAGACAGCGGGTCGAACGCTGCTTTTGTCGCCACCCCGAGACCGTAGATCAGCGGATGCAGGGTCTGCCCTGCCTCCGGCATTTTAGGCAACCGTTGCAACACCTTGGGGGTGGTGACAGCTCGAGCCGCAGCTCGAGCTGATGCAGTCCTCGCCATTGCACCGGTCAGACCCGCTGCCCGAGATACCCACCCTCCGATCGGCCCGAACGGGTCTGTCAACACCTCAAACCCGAATCCGGCTAAGTCGCGCAGGCCTTCCCCCGGGTCGTCGATCCAGCCGGATATTCCCGTCTCTTTGTTAGGCCTCATGCCGTACCGTTCGAGCACGTCACGACCGGACAGCCTCCCCTCGCCAGAGATAGGAGACCCCCACGCTGTGGTGGGGCTCTCGCCGGCAAGCAGTGCTCGCACCGATGCCGCGGGGGTATCGATGAAGTTTCCCACCGTGGCGACAGCACCAACACCGGTCGAACCGATCTGGGACAGCAGAGACCCGATCGTCTCTTTTGAGTCAGAGGACGGCCCGGGTTGCTGCTGCCGCGAGGCGGAGAGTATGTCTCTTAGAGTAGGCATCGACTATAGTGGTGCGTAAAAACCAAAGGTGAGGATTAAAAACCGGAGCCGCCCGTCCTACCAAAACTTGACCAAAAATTTGACGCGTCCGCGTTTGCGGCCCTTTCTCTACTTTTACGCTCTTCTCGGTCTTTCTTGACCGTTTCCAAAAACGCTTGATATCCCTCTTCCGAACCAAGGTCCGCGTCCAACAGTGTTGTCAGACCGGGAGTCCACTCGGGCCTAAAAGAGTCGCGGTGTTCTGGAGACACCGCCGCAGCTCTTGCATACATCTGCAACGCCTGCAGGTTTTCCCGGGTCAATTTGAGAGAACCTTCTTCGTTGTTCAAGTCACGCTGCATTTTACTTTCAATAGTCCCCGGGTCTCCAAATGCCCCGGGTTGGTCCGCCCGGTAAGCGTCAAACACGTCATACCCTGCCCCCGGAATAGACTCGTAGGTGTCGGCATTTAGGCGAGACAGTAGCATCTGCGACTCAGCCATTTGAGTCGTTGTCGGGCTACTTCTCGAAGTAACACCCGACAGAGGGCTCTGCATGTCGGAGGTCTGCGACTGCTCGCCCGCATCAAACCCGTAGGCCTGCCGCTGGCCGGCACCGAGATTGTCCGCCCATCTTTGCACAGCGCCGGGGAACCGCTGCTGCAAAAACGGATCTGTTGGACTGTAACCCTGCTTCAAGTATCGGGACAACGCCCGGTCTTCGGAGGTCGCTTTCTTCTGCGCGGCTCTCGCCTGCAGTGTCTCCCGAACAGAGTTACGGTACGTTTCGGAACGCCGGGCTTCGCGATTTCCGCGAGCTACGGTCTCCTCCTGCCGCAATTCTTCCGCCAGCTCCGGCCTGCCCTCCAACTGCCCTTGGGCTTGCATCATACGGAGCATGCCGAGGCGGTTTGTACCGGTAATCCCCAGAGGATTGTTGGCTCCTGCGTTTGCTGGATTCGCGAACGCGAACGTAGAAGACCGTCGCTGGAATGGGTCGGTCGGGGAGGCCGGCATGCGGCCCTCTGTGATGTTGGCCAACCCCTCTTCGGTCATAGGGTTTGACATGTCGATCAATCGCTGGTCCGCAGCTACCCTGCTCCGCATACGGAAGGCCTGTTCTGCATCCCGCTCGCTCTGCTGCGCAGCCAAAGCCTGCAACCCAAGCGGCCCTCCGCGACCGAATCGCGATACCAAACCGCCGGGTGTGGTCATAGCCCCTTGCCTGTACTGCTCGTTGCCCCGCAGGCGAGCCATCTCCCCCTCGCCGACCGGAGGCACATCAGGCCGGAACTCCCCGCCGGCCCGCCAACGCGTGTCGTAGCCGCCGAGAGATTGAGCTGCAGACCTCAGCACTCGCGGGTCGTACCCCGCGTTGTCCTCCAGCAGTGCCGCCGCACGGTTTGGGTTATCTCGAAGCCCTCCCGCCCCGAGAACGGCTAACCCCTGCGTGAACTGCGACGACTGGTCTTCTCGATTTCGGAAGGCCCTGCTGCCGTCATACGCAGGTTCTGAGACAACAGGGTTGTCAAACAACCTCGACTGGGCCACCATCCTGTCGATGGCGGACGTAGATTCGTCCCCCCAGTAGCCCTTGCGAGCATCTTGCATCGCTTGGGGGGCTAGGTTTAACCCCGTTTGAACAGCATTACCGATTCCGGCTACAGGAGACCCGAGGTTTCTAACAAGAGACAGAGGGGACCTGTTTTGTGGTAAAGACCGCGGGGCGTATTCGTCGTAGGATTGTGTCCCTGTAGCCTCCCCGGGGCCATAATACCGCCGGCTCACAGGCCCAATGTAACCCATCGTTGAGTACGTGGGCGGCTCACCAGCACCCGGGCTGTAGTTGGTCGCCCCGTACGTACTTCCGCCCTCCGTCGGATTCATGCCTCGGTCAACAGAGCTGAAAGGTATGCCACCTCTGAAATCGAGGAACGCCGTGTTGCCGACAGTCTCCGGGGATATTGGCCCTCTCCGAGGCGGTTCCGGCAAAACAGGTACCCTACCCCCGCCACCACCACCGTTAACGCCATCCATTAGCCGCACCAAATCTTCAGTCGTATCGTCGAGCCTCAGTGGGGGGTCAACGAGTTTGGTATTCTGACCCATTAGCCGCGACAAAGCGTCAGTCGTACCGTCCCGCTCAGGTGTCAGCGGGGACTGCATACTGCTGCGACCGGAGGCCCCCAACCCGTAGCCCAGAGCCCCTGCAGCCAGACCTAGCCCAAGAGCCCCCACCCCTCGCATAGACCGCTGTGTAGCAGCAGGTGCGGTAGTCGGCGACCTCGACGACATGCGCGGTTGAGGCTGGAGCAGAGTCGGTAGCGGCGGACTTGGGGCTGTTGCAGGCCGAACCCCAACCCCCGAGGCCGCAGACCTCGGTGTTGGACTAGGAAAGCTTGGCGCAGGCGTAGCCTGCCGAGGTGGGGTAAACACACCCGGGAATTGTCCCGCCGTAGTTACGGTTGACGACGTAGGCAAGGGGTCTGGCTCTGCCGCCAACATCTCACCAAGGTCATCGCTTGGGGGAGGCGAACTCTGCGCACTGGCCGGGGGTGACAGCGGGCTGTCCATGGCGGCTGGCTGCGGCGAAGAGCTCCGAGGCGTTGCCGTCGCCACCCGAGCGAACTCCTCGTCATCTATTCTCCCATTGATCAACTCTTGGTACGCCAGAACTTTTCTTGCTTGGTATTTCCAACGCCCTCTGTCCTCAAAAGCGAGCTTTGTCGGGGTACTGTGATACTTTTCCCGGGCCTGACGGAGTGCGTCCACGCTCATGCCGAGCTGCATGGCTGCTTCCACCTCCGTCAAATATTTTTTGCCGTCGAGTGTCTGCATTGAGTCTATCTCATCGTCAGAGAGCCTTCTCGTAGCAGGGGGCTCCGGGGGCGCCAACGGGCTCTGCATGCCCGCCGGTGCAGAAGGTTTCGGCTTTACCACCCGCGGTTTTTTTACGGCTGCAGGTGCCGGTGCCGGTGCCGGTGCAGGTGCTGCTTGTGCCGGTGCAGGTGCTGCTTGTGCTGGTGCGGGAGGCGGTGCGGAATTGTCGTCAAACAAACCTCGTTGGCCAGGCAAGGGGTTTGCCATACCTCCGCCCACGTCTCTGAGTACCTCAGAAGGAGTCTTCTTAGTGGCGCGGGGTTTGCGTGCCGGGGTGGCCGAAGCGGGTGGCGACGCTGGTGGGGTGGTCTTCTTAGCAGCTTTCGTAGCCGGTGCCGCAGGCTTCGACGCAGCGGGGGTTGGAACCTTCTTCGCCGCCTTCTTTGCAGCCGCTGGTGCAGGTGTTGGGGCAGGCACGGCTTTCGCCGCGGCTTTTACCCCCTTGACACCTTTTTGCGGGCCCGGGGAGGGTTGTGCAGGTACGACCGGAAAAAACGACGCGATAGGGCGTGCCATCATTAGCTCCAAAGAAGAGGCGTTGCGTACGATACCACCGACCGCTGGCGTAGTCCAGAGATCGTGGTCACGGCCCGCCGAGACCAGGGTCTGGGGGTGTGGGGCCGCCACCGGACGTCAGAGTAATGGCCACCCGAGCGGCGTTTACCCCAAGATCCAGTGAGACTCGGGTGTCCGCACCCGCTGCTGCTGATCCGATATCTCGGATCAGCAACTGTATGGGGGATGTTGCCGACCAACCGGTCACCGCTTTCAGTTCATCCAGTATTGCTTTGATGTCGAACGTCATCCAAGGGGTGGTGTTCGTCGTCCAGTCGGCATACGCCGTCGTGGTCGTCTTGCCGATGAGGGTAGCCCAGCTCGTGATCGACCCGGACTGGTCCGTGGCGTACTTCAACGCACGCACCCGGAACGTGCGATTCGGCACGAAGTAGTCGGCAACGAACACGGCAATGGCGAATTGAATCGTGTCCGTGACCAACAGGCCGGGTGCCGGGACGTGAGCGTACGTGGCAAACTCATACGGGTTGGCCGCGGCTCGGGGCGTGATGTTGTCAAACCCCGCGGTCGGTGTGGGGGTCTGAACCCACCCAGTATCGCTGCCTGCACCTCCGGTGAACGCGTTGCCCGACAACGTTAGCGAGAATGAGGGGCCGTCCTTTTTGTCGTAGTAGATCGTGACAGAGCCGGATACGACGCGGAGGTACACCTGCACTCCTGCAATCGGACGCGGCATGCTGTACACCTTGCCGCTCTCTAGTGGGCTCCCGGGAAAAGCGGATGGCGGTGTTCCTGCGGACCACGTAAACTCGACGTACCCAGCACCCGTCAAAGAAAACACCGGGTTGTCTGGGTTCAGCCAGTCGGGGGCTGTCCACCAAGATGACGTCAGAGGTAGAGATATCGCCATTTTAAGGGGGGCTCACCAAAATAGAAGTTGGGTAGTTAGAATACGTCGCGGTATCTCCGCTAGACCACCAAGGTAAGTCTGTCCCAGAGTACGAAGGGTCTAGCCACATACCCGGGTTTGGGAGAGCATCGCCGGGCGATAAGTAAAACCCTTCAGCAAAAGGCTTCATCAAAGTCGGTTGTGTCTGAGGCAAACCGCCGACGTGTTTTGGAAACCCGTTTGGCATCAAAACAAATTCGTACCCGGAGTTTGGTACCGGTAGATACCACACAAAACGCTTTCTAAGCAAGTCGTTGTATGGTGCGGGCTTAGCTTTTATCACCTGAATGCCCGGTATCTCGGCGTTTGCCATAATCCGGACGCCCTCCCCGGCGTCGGAGTACGGGTTTAGAAAGTCCCCCTGCCCAAGAGCTTCGTTAAAAAAGCTTTCATTAGGTACGTACTGCCAGCCGGCGGGCGTAGTCGCCGGGTCTATGTAAACTTGTGACTGCCCGCCAACGGGGTTTCCGTAAAAGTCTAACCGCCACCCAGCTAAGGGGTTGCTTTTTTCGTAAGAACCTACTCTGATAGCTCGAGAGCCTGCCTTGCAATCCTCCTGCAGCGCTTGATAGGGCGCGCACGGCCCTGCGACCCAGTTTACTGGTTTTACGTACACAGCGCTCCAGAGGTCTATATCCACTCGAGCGTTTCTGAGATCACCTAGATTGGTTTGCACCCAGGTGGGACTCATCGATGTATTGTTAGGGTTGGATTCGTCAAGAGCCATTACGCCTGTGGCGTCAACACCGTCAACTAGGATACGCATAAAAGCGTCTCTCAAATCCCACCGCAACATGAGTTCTCTGTAGGTTCTATAGATACTATACCCTAGGCCGCCAAACCCGAAAGTTCCGCAGTCATACCATTCAGGAATAATATCATTACCGCTGCCTCGCCAACCAAAAGTGTTGCAGTTGTAGTTTAGCATGTGCCAAGCGGAAGACGGCGGCATCCTGCTCGTTGGCGGTACAACCTGCACCCCTTCCGCCATTGTCAACCTATTGCTTTTCATGAATTCGTACGGAGGGCTTGTCCAGCCCCTACCTCTCCCGGCCTCCCCGTCAGAGTACGTCAAAGGGTTCTGCGATCTTTTACTAAGTATTGTTCCGTTGTATGCTTTTACGCCATAAAACCCTTCCGACCAACTGTGTATAGTATATCGCATGGGTTGCACCAAGTACCTAGTATATTCGTCTACCGGGCCCGGCGATGGTATCTGACCTAGCGATACAAAATACCCATATGTAGCAGGTTCGACAGGAGTTCGTTGAAAGTTCGGCTCTGTGAATTGACCCCAAGACCACGAAAGAGCCTCTGTTCCGAGTTCTGCGGGAATCGGCCCTACGAGCTTCAAGTTCCTTACAACCGGGAGCATTACAGGGTTTCGATTACATTTACAACATCGCCCGAGTTGCATCGCATCACCCGCAATCTGCTACGTACAGCCGCCACTCCCCGTCAACCATTTCCGCCTCTGCCCAAGCTCCGGAAACAATCGAGATGTTCCTCATTCGGTGGAACACCGTGATGTTCTGCCCAGAGTCTTCGAACGTTCCTGCCGGCGTTCTCCGCCACACCCGAAACGATGCAGTTGCGGGGGCAGTCGCAGGGTTGGAAGACGCTGCTAAGTTTCCGCTCAACCGTCCGAAGTATTTCGGCGTAGCCTCGCCTGTCGCAATAACAACCGCGGTCGTGTCCGCAGACGGGGCGGGATACAGCACGCGAAAACCACCACCGCCCCGGCCAATACCCCAAGACCCTGGGATCGGGCCGACCAAGGACCCCGCATCCGGAGCCCCTATTATCTTTACCCTCCGGGGTGTTGTCCAGAGGTACGCCTCACCGAACGTGTTCGCTGCTATCGGGCGGGCACCGTTGACCAAATACAGGGCGGAACCCGTAGCGTTTGGCTTGTTGGCCTGGAGAATTCCGGCTACCGGGTTTGAGCGAAAACTCATAACCGCATACGGAGGTATGGCCTCTCCAGACACGTTTCGAAACCTCAACGCGTACTGCGGCTCTGCTGGGGCTCTCGAGTATGTTGGTTCAACCATCGACGGTATCCAGTCGGGCTTGGTCCAAATCTCTCACTGAGTATTCCGCCATTGCCGCCACGCGTCTCTCCCGACGAGAAGGAATCCCCCGGTCGAATTCCCAGTTTCGAGAAGCAACGGTGCGGTTCACCGCGTGCTCAAACTCTCCGCAAGTCAGCACATGCTGTACCTGCAGAATAGCGCCGTCGCATCGCAGAGTCAACTGTGGCTGCGAATACACTACTTGCTGGGCGGCTCCTGTGGCGTAAAGGCCGGACACTGCCGTTGCGTTGTTGTCGGCGATTGTCTGCAAATCTGTCTGGTTTGTGGTTTGCCCAGTCATTGCGTGATTGCCCGAATAGTTGGCGATGATCTCAAACCGAGACTCGCCTGAGACCACAGCGTACCCACTACCCTGCGGGTACACATCGACATCGATGAACTGTTGGTGTGTCGCGTATGTGGAGGGGTTGCGGATTTGGAAGGCACATTCGAGGTACAGTTGGGCGGGCTCAAAATAATTGCTGGTCGGGTTGAAGATCACCTGCGGCTCCGAGAATATCACCATCCCGTACTCCGGCTCTGTTCGGAAAAAGTCTGTGACTTGATCCGTCACCGCAGTGTCCTGCAGGTCCTCTCCCGCCGCGAATGTGGGATCCTGCCACGACAACCGTTTTGTCCGCTTGCCGTAGACCCGCGGCCAGCCTCGCGTATCCCAATCACGTATCGTCTGCTTTTCCAACAGCCCGGATTGGAGCGGCAGGATGAAGTCCAACCCCGGAACAGCCGTACCAAAGAACGGCAACACCCACGTGGGGGCTTGTGCCGTGTCGTTGACAAACCCTCGAATCCTGTAGGCCCTGCGAACAAAGCCCAGGCTGGTCTCTCGAGTTTGAGCCGTGATGCTGTTGTCTTCGTCTTGCAGGGCGTACGGAGATGTTGTACCCCACCCGCCAGCAGGCTTGTAGGACAGGTCGTCAATCGGCTTCCAGCGACCGTCAGTGTCTAGGCCTACAGCCTCTAACGCCATACGAGCCTGCATACACGTTCGACCAAACACAGTGCGCACGTAGCGGGGGGCGACTTTTGGGTCGAGGCCTTCGGTACGCAGAAACACGTCATTCGTCGGCAACGTCGCCCCAGTACCAAGCCGTACCACCTTCACAGGCTCATTGCCAAAGTTCAAAGCGATTGTGTACCCTCGATCCTCTAACAGCTTGCGAAGATGCACCGCAGGAGATGCCTGCTCGAACGTGACTCGGGGGTAGACGTTGGTCGGCAACACAGACACGTCAGCACTGGGCTCCCCCATAGCCGTCAACAATATCGTCGCGATCTGCCGCAGGTTTTTCTCCGTAGCCGTGACGCGCTTTCCGCCCATCACCAGGTTGTAGTCTCCAGAGATCGTTGGTAGACGCGACCAATGGTCGCGTCTGTCGAGCAGGATGATGTCTAGGAATTTACCCTCGACCAACTTAAACGAGGCCACGTCTACGACGCAATTCGGCAGAGTGATTGTGGTCCCGCCCCACACCATCGTCAAAGTGCCTGACGTCGGAAAGTTCCCGATCTGCGGCAAGGCGCGTAGTTGAACCTTGTCGGGATCAAAACCGGAATGCTGCGTGTACACCATCTCGCACGGGTACGATATACCCGGAAACGACCACGGCATGTTGACCTCAGATTACGGAGGGAGAAACCCGGGAAACAATTGGGACACCGTGGCCTCCTGCACATACTTCCACGAGATCGGGTACATCTCGGGGTTCCCTGCTGCGTTCAAATCCTGGGGCGAGTCGTACGCCAACTCTCGCAGAGGGCCGTGCTCGAGAGTAGGGAACAGTGGGGCTGGGGGTGTTGGGTATGCCTGACGCCCGATCGCTTGGCCTTCTTGTATGTAGAAAAATGTTGTCGCAGTCTGGAGTGTCTGCTTCTGTGGGTCGCCGACCTCTTGGGGGCTGTACCGCCACCGCGGGCCGCCGTTGCCTTTAATGGTCAGCCTCTCCCGGTAGGAATGCACGCCTGTCCCAGTGCGAACCTCTGCACGCAGGACGATGGAGTAAGACCTGCGGTTGAGGTATTCGATTTGGCCGGTCCACGGCCCTTCGATGTATGTGGGGGGTTGGATAACTTTGACACCGCCGAAGGTGTTTGCGCTGGTCAACACGTGAGCTGTGGCCGTAACGCCGTCGGGCAAATACAGACCGCAGTTTTGGTTATCAACCGCGTACGCCGCTTCCAAGCTCTGCAGGGCGGTAGTCAACAAGGCCTTGGTCTGATCTGGGGTGGCTTGAGTCGGTACGATCTTGACGCCCACGATAGTGTACTCAAAAATCGTGCCCATCCTGCGGCGGTAGCCGTCCATAATCGCCGTAGCAGCGACACGCAACCCGCACTCACAGTTGTCGTGGGCGTAGTTTCCGTATTTGAAAATCACGTCAGTACCTCCTGTCTAACTGACTCGACTGACGTGACACAAAATGCTGCGACACCATCTCAGACGTGCTTTCGACTCCCGCGGCGACGGGGGGCTGAAACAGATTCCTCGGCGTAACGTCGGTCGGGGCGTTGGGTGCCGTCCGAGCGGTGAGTCTGTCAGCAGCCTCAAACATCGCCTTTGCATCGAAAACAGTTGGCGGGGGTACTACAAAATCTACTCGGATATTGGGCGTCACCTGCACGCCGCTTACCATATACGGCTGTTGTGGGTTGGCGGGATCTCCGACGTTCGGGCGAGGTATTGCTGCGGTGGCCAACACGCCGGCGGCGTACTCCGGAGATACAACTTTTGCAATCGCGCCTTGCGATTGGTTGGCCGGGGTGTATTCTGCAGGAGGGGCGGACACGAACCGTGCCGCCGCGAATTCCGCGGACTGTTGCCGGGACGCTTCCCGCTCTGCCGGCGTTGCGAACGGGGATACAGCCTCTCGGGGTGCGTTTACCTCCGCAGGGTTTTGAGTGTACCACTCATATCGAGAGGGCTTAGCCGGACCGACCGTCTGAAAAACTGCCGAGATTGGCGATGCAGGTGCAGCCGTCGCGGGTTCTGACGGTCGAGCTGTAGCAACTCGACCGGTAGATTCAGGCCGCTGGGTGCCGACCGCCGGAGCGGCGCTGGTTTGCACATTCGTGGCGACCCCTGCGACAGGGGTCGCAATCTGCTGCTGTGTGGCCGGCAACGCGGGTGTTACGCTTCCGTACTCATTACTTGCGACACTCGCCGGACTGACAGGCTGGGTTCCCACAGAAGAGGCACGGGACGTCTGGAGGCGAAACTGCGCCGCGTGAAGAAGATCCATCGGGTTTGGTAAAACCCGCTCCTCGGGAGGCGCCTCGGCCAGCAAGCGGATCAGTTCCGGGATTGTTTCCACGCTGCACCACATTGTCTAAGACTGAGCGGTATGTCATATATCTCGGGCAGTTGCTGAGTTTATGGACCTGAAACCGGTACGTCCAATAATGTTGCCACAGTTTCCGAAACTGCGGGTTTGACACCCCCAAGCTGACCTCAGGGCTGCCTTTGGCGCAGGACCCTCCGGGTGTCAGGCAATGCGGCACACTCCCCGGCGGAAGTTTGTACGGTTGCCCCGAGTGGTCGAGCCCCACTGTGAAGTGTACCAGATCGACTCGGTATTCCGAGCACAGACTACACGAGAAGCGGCTGACCTCTGGTTGTTGGGCTTGCATGACAGCGTGATCTCGAACCTGCTCAGGCGTCAAGGCGGGTTTTGCCATCGCCTGCAACACTGCGATAAAATCTTCGCTACTGGAGACCACCGTTTTGATAAGGTCTTCGATGGAATCGACCGGACGTAACGTGAAAACGTACGGGGGTTGGAATACCGGCAAAAGCCAACGCCTGTTTTTATCGAACCTCGTATACGCGGCAAACAGCTCTGTCGGTTCCACCAATCCGACCGTGGATCTGACGTACAGCACAGGCGACATCTCAGCCGCTCTGGACTTAAGATTGACGGCTGCTGTCGCCCCGTCATCAATCTCCGCGGGTATCAGTGTGGGGGTCATCTCAAAACCTCGTCAAGTGCCGTACAGCGAAAACGTAAACGCCGGGTCGTTGCCGCTTCGGTACGCCTCCCATGTTTCGTTGATCCTGATCTCTTCCGTAGCGCCCGGCACCGACGGGCTTTGGGGCACAAGCACGCCATACCCCATGCTGAATGTGAGAGAGTCGTTCCCGTTAGTGATACGGTGAGACAAAGCGCGGGGCGTGACAGCTCGGTTCAGCCAGTAGTGGTCTTTGTTCGCTGCGATGTACGGGCAAGCGAAGGCCAGCAGTACCTGTCGCGGCCCGGGACCGACGTCGGTCACCGTCTCGCTGGCATTCCAGCTCGGCACCAACCTGTTGTCAATCACGATAGCGTAGCGGTCATGGGCCGCGGCCACCCCGCCGACAGTAAGATCCGCCCCCGGGAATGCGATCAGGTTGTCAACGGTCCCGTCCACAAACGAGAACGCGGCGTCCTCAATTTCATCTGTCGCAATCCAAGTGGACTCGGCTTGGATAGGCATAGTGCCGACCTGACCGCGCAACACCAACCGCTGCAGTCGGCAAGACGTGTATTTGTGCTTAGCGCCAACCTTGTCAACGCAGATCTCGGTGGTGCCTACAGACTCATTCGCCGTGTACAACCACGGAGACGCCTGCGTACCGGCTCCCGTGCGAGTAGTGCCGGCCAACGCGAGCAGTTGGTCAAGGATCGGTCGAGTAGCGTCGTGTGTGAGCTGGAACTGCACCAGCTTGCGGCCAGTGGCTACCCGCTGCACAATCGGATCGCGACTACCGCAAATAGCCGACGGGTTTACCACACGCTCTTGCGTCGAGCTGTCTTCAAACGAAGCGAAACAGAAAGCGTTTCCTCCGATACTGACCCGACTGCTGACGCCCGTGCTTACTGGCATGTCTCACGCTCCACGAGGGTGCCGCACCATAACCTGAAACACAAACTGTGCCACAACTTGAGCACTCCGCACAAACGATGCAGGGTCTACGCTCGTGCGTCGCACGGTCTGAACAACGTAAGGATCATACTCTGTTGGACTGGCGTCCTGCAAGAACGGATTGGGTGTGGTCAAAAGCGATTGGCGGATTATTGACTGCCACTGAGAAAAAGACTTGAACGTCGTCAAATTGGATTGAGGGCAGTTCTCGACGATGAGGATAGCGACACGAACAATCTCGTCATCCGCTGTCGAGACGCCGGACGGGGTGGCTGTGTCAACCGGTAACGCCGACACAAGAATGGCCGGCAACGGGATGTTCCCTACACCGCTCGAAGTGCGTGTCTGCTCGGACCCTTCCAACGCTCGGACTTGGCGGATTGCAGAAGGGTGAACCTGCCGGCACCGCTCCCCCTCGACCGGCACAAATTTGTTTTGTGCGGCCAAGGTCTGCAGAATCGTCAGGGTGCGAGACAGGATTCTCGTTTCAGGAGACGACATATCCGATATCCTTCAGCCGCAGCCCGTACCAATACTGAAGTTCAGAACGCATGTTGGTGACGTTTCGGTTATCCGCGGCTAAGGCTTCGCGGACTGCGTCCGCGAGATTGGACTTCGACACCAGTTTTTCGTTGTGGTTCCCCACCGGGCGTGTGCCATATTCGTCTTCGGCTAAGCGGAACACCAGGCTTTGCATGGCCCCGCCCGCGCAGTCAATGTGGGTGGACGCCACGTAAGCCACCCCGCTCGCCGATGCGGTTGTGTCTGACACTCGCACTTGCGTGGAGGATAAGAACGCTGTCACCAGCATTTCCGACACGGGGGTTTCTAAGACCGACGGGTCTTGTGCGTAATCGCCGTACGAGCCGACAGGGGGTGTCGTCGCGCTAGCCGACAGCCTCAACACCGCACCAACAAAAGCGGGTGTCACTATCGGGTCTGAAAAGGTGGCGATCCCGTCGGCAACGCTGACCGTTCCTCTCGACTCCCGGACAAGTAACTGCGACGGGCGTCGGGCTTGGTACATGTACGCCAGTTCTGTGGGTGTGTAGATCTCGCAGGGTATCCATAAGCACCACCGCCCGGGGTGCCGGGGGTCCGCAAAAATCGAATACTGCGTCGGCAACGTCGGCGACCACGAAAACCCCTCTTGGATTTGAAACGCTGTTGTCGGAGAAACTCGCCACATCCGGATGTTTTGGTGGCCTTCGTACACCACTATGACATCACTTACCTCAGCAGGTAGGGGGTACAGTACCTGCTGCAGCACATAACTCACGTCAGTCAGGTCTACGGCGGGTCTGGTCTCTGGGTACAGCTCAACCTGTGTAGAGCTGAGCCTACGGAAAATAGGGTACCACGTGCGATCTATGAGAAGGTGTTGGGTAGGAGCCATCTCCGGAAACGTGTTCCCGGTGAGGGTGACCAACCCGGTGTTTTTGGAGAACGACACAGTGCCTGTGTTTTGGCCGGGATACACCCGCAGCACTCCCGAACGGTGGAAGTAACTCCAGCTTGCGAGAGTGTGCATGCGCCCCCACGCCATCTGCACAGCGTTACGTACGCGCTGCTCCAGACTGCCCGACAGTATGGTGTCGAGCTGGGTGGCCAAAAAACTCATGACGTCCGCAAAGCTAAGTAGCATCTTTGAAAACCTTGGCGCACTGCTCCAGTGTCGTGGGTGCGTTTCGAACGTCGTCAGCGGTTACCAGCTTGGTGTGCTGGTAAATCACCTCTTCCTTCAGGTCTGCATCCGACACATTGCGGTACGTGTCTGGCTGCTCCTGACGGTATTCGTTCATATACCTCTGAACAATGTCAGGGGCCATGCGAACAATCTGCGGGGTGGGCGTGACTTGGTCGCCGACTACTTCCCAGTCACCCTGCACATCGCGGCCCCGCTCCCGAGCATACTCCTGCACACTCTGCAGAGAGTTTTTGTGGGTGACGACCGCACGAGGGTCCCCGGGGTACTCAACCAGGCCGCGGTACACCACAGCGTCGGCTGGCAAATCCTCGCCGGTTTTTGCCCGGTAGTTTTTGCGGTACAGCGCCAACATCTCAGGGCAACCCCGGAACGTTTTCTCGACATTGCCCTCGTTCGCCATCACCATGCGATCATCGACCCCGGTTGTGGGGGCCTTCCGACACGCCAGCATGGCCGCCATACGCACGCCCTCGCGGGCTACTATGGTGTCAAAGAACGCCACGGCTTCCGGCCCGCAGGCCCACACCGCCTCAAACTCAGACTGATCCGACAAACGACTGTACCGCTGTGGGGGTTTACTGGACACGGTTATTCCTTTCCATTTCGGCTTGCTCTTGCGCGAACAACAGATTCTGAATGTGGGTCTCGTCCTGCTGCCTCATCTTTTGTGCGTGCTGCAGTTCGGCGAACCGCATTCGCTGCATCGCCGGGGCAGTAGCCCCCTGCGATTTGAAATTCGCATCCACCAGTCGGGCCGTGGTTTTGGCGCGGGTTTCGTCCGTATCTGCTGCAAGTTTCGCCAACTGAGCCGCCGTCATCTGCTGCTGCAACTGCATCGCTGCCGGGTCTGGCTGCTGTGACCACCCCTGCATGACAAACGCGGCAGGGTCTTTCAACTGCATCGCACTGAAATACCGTTGCGTCAGATTGTTCAGGGGCGTGGTGTCCCCTGTAGTCTGAGCGTACGACTGCAGCACCGGCAGCAGGAACGGAAGGATCCTCTCGTGGTCTGCGATCTCTTTGTCGTTGTCGGGACGCCGCATTTCCGTGACCTCGACGGAAGCGTCAAACTGCCTGACGAGCTGCTCAAACGGGATAGCACGGACCTGCTGCTCCCACACCTGAGAACCGTACGGGCCGAGCAGAGGAGTCAGGGACTCCCCGGTTACGTACTGAGCGCACAACCACAGCTCTTTGGTAGCGACGCGGCGAAGGAATTCGGCAACGTCTTCCGCCATTTTGTCTGGCCGGACCGCACTCTTTTGTTGTCGCAACTGCACATCAGCAACTACGCGGGATTGCTTTGTTGCGATCCCGTAGCTGAGGTCGTCAAGCCCAGTGGCCTTCTGGAATTGCCTGTCAAGGTACTCGACCCACTGCAACAAGTCGCCCCCGACCGCGGGCCTCTGCAGGTACGTCATCACCTCAGAAATGGACTGCTGAGCTGCTGAGGTCAGTTTGATAACGCAGGGTGTGGCTTCGCTGTTAAGCGCCTCGTTGACCTGCTGCGCCATGTGCTCGTAAACGCCGATTATATCTCTTCGACGGTCGTAGCTCATCTGCAGGTGACTGACAAGCAGGATGTTCATCGCCAACAGGTAGGGCAGGCCCGGTGCCAAGGGCGCTATCGGCCACGGACTTCCGGCTAGCGGGTAAAACTCCAGGAACTCACAGGGCCACCGGCGGTCTTTCCAGCATTCGAAGACGCTCCCAAAGCGAGATGTCCTCCACCGCAGTGCTTCTCGGATCGCATCAGGAGGAGCTTGTTCGACCAGAGTCGGGGGGAGATTCAACGGGTGAGGCAGGTTTTTGGTAAACGCAATGTAACAGTATTCCCCAGCGACCTCATCCATCGCTTGACCCAAGGCCGCGTCTATCCCATGCACACGAGCGCCGATCCCGCCACAACTCCAGACCTCGTGCCATTCGACCATGTCTTGGTAGTACTGATGGGATTGCTGGACTTGGCTCTGTTGCCACGCCCACTCCGCGCTCACGCTGGTGCCTTTTCCGGCTAAATACCCCGGGGGGTAACCAAAACGCCTCTCGACCACCCACGCAGGTTCGACGTGCGTCCTCGAGATCCACTTTGCTGAGGCTCGCGTCGCGTCGCGACAGTCCGGGTCGATCAGTAGCTCATCCTGCCGACCGGCGAATGAGCCCACCATAGGGGATCCGTCAGCCCTGTGAGTGTAGGTTTCGGTCCACAAAAGGCCAAGGCCCGACACCAACGCATCTTGGACCACGAGCTGTGCTTCGGCTAAAGCCGTGCCCGTCGGGTGCGAGTCCAGCATGTAGTTAAGCACTTTCTCACACAGCTTGTCCCGCACAGCGGTAGTCGCCGACTGAGATTGCTCCATTGCCTGCATCTGCTGGAGAAAAGCTTCGTCCTGAACACCAAACACCTGCGAGAGTATCTCGGTCTGGGACGGCGGTGTTATCGAATGGACTTGCCTCCGAGGGTTACGCCATAGCATGCTCGGCCCAATCACCGAGACAAGCTCAAACGATTTGTTTATGGAGATCGCAAACTGCGGCTTGGGGACTTGCGGATAGAACTCCCGGCGAACATCGTCGCCCCACTGAGCCCCCGGGTCCGACCCGTAGAACTTGCGGCACAGGCGCGCGCAGGCGTCAAAACGGCTCTTGGCCGCTTTTGCCGCCTGTAGCCGGGCGGACCACTGCGTCACCAATGGCCCCAGCAGCGCACGCTGTACCTGTTCGTATGTGATCATGTGTCAATGATTTGTGGCCACAACGCCCGCGGCAGCCACACCCCCCTGTTAAGGACATTAACGTTGGTCAACCGCTCGTCGCCGAAAATGCACACGCCAGTTTTTGGCACCCAAGAACTGGTCCCCGGATCCCACACAGCCAGACTCACCTGCCCTTGATCACACAGCTCAACGACAGTCGCCACGCTGGGTCTCGCTGTCATATCCCCCCGGTAGAAATACCACACTGTGTCGCCCAGAGTGACCGGCACAGACTGGTGCCCGCCGTTTGGGATCGGGACTGAAAACGACCGCGTCAAAGTTTCTGATCTCATACTGCCCCCGGAGCACCTAACATGATCATCTGTTTTGCAGGGGAGTTGTTCCCCGACAAGGTCTGCCAAAATATACCTTCCTGTTCAAACATCCGCAACCCTGGGTTGTTTCGGGATTCCGGACTCACCACGCGGAAGCTTGGGTCGGAACCCGCCCAGTACTCCAAAGTGTCGAGTACGTCATGCACTTGCCCTTCGGCAATCTTGTCCTGCACCTCGTCCCGGCGGAGCATTTTCCGGATGGATTTGAGCTGGTCTATCAGCTTAGGGCAAGAGCGGGCGTAGATCCGCAACTGCGGTCGAGGGCATTCGACCCGACCCCGCATCCACGCACGCAGTTTGAGTGTTCGCACCGCCCAGACGTGCTCGCTCGGCATGAACTCAAAGCCCGTCGCTACGTTGCGGACACCAACGGCCCGGAATTCCTGAGAGTATTGGTGGGCCACTCGATGTGCAAAACCCATTGGCGTTTGAGCGCCGGCTTTTTTGTCGATGATGAATCGGGCGTAGGTGCGGGTGGGTTCTATCGCTCTGATCCGCAGCGCCATGTCACGAGCGTCGATGCGGGGGATGTTCATCTCCCGGTAAACGATGTAGTAGGGCATGCCGCAGTCCCAGTAGTCGGGGGTCGGGATCGCACACCACAGCACGGCAGGGCTGGTTGTTCCCGGGTCCAGTATCAAATCAACCGGCCAATCGTCAGGAACCGTCCCGTTCAGGCGTCGCATGACGTCAGTGACCCTGTCGTTCATGTCGTCGTTATCCCCGTAATCAACGACGTGGAGGTCCTCGCTAAACTCGGGGTACGCCAATATCCCTTCCGTGGGGAACTCCCCGAAATCTCGAGCCAGTCTTTCAGCTTCGCTCCAACCTTCCGATCGCTTTCGGATTTCATCCTTATCGACAAACGGGGAGTTTGACCCGACAAAAGTAAACCTGACGACGTCCGCGGTTTTTCTCTCCCCTCTGGCGACCTCGCGGGCTTGGGTTTTGGCACGGTCGCACAGTCTCAACAACGCCGGGGTCTTCAAGTCTGGCCACGACGTCCAATACAGCCTGCCTTTGCGGTCGCTGAGGCGGCTCTGCCATTCCGAGTAGTACTCGGAAAACTGGATCTCTTCGTCGATCCACAGGATGTTCACGGGGTCGCCGCGCTTGACTTTTGCTGTAGAAGCAAATGCGTATATCACAGAGCCGTTACGCAAGGTCATGCTGGTGAGCTTGTGCTCGGCTTTGTTTTCCCAAGTTTCGTTTATTACCTCTTCGTCGGGGATCAGAGGAGGTGCTGGCACTCTGCCGTCCGGACCGATCTTGTCGTCCCCCGGCACAACGCCGGGTTGCCACGCGCGTAGCTTCCCCGTCACAGGATCCTGAACGCAGTCGTACGCCCCGGGTTGCCTCAGCAGGCGGTACAACGTTTGACCGATGTGGCTGAGCTGCAGCCCCACAAGCCACACAACAACGGGCCGATTTGCCCACGCCTTTTCGCGGATGTTGTGCTTAGCTCCGTCGGAAAACGTGATTGGTCTGTTTCGGGCGTACGCAGCTATGAGCGCGGCGACGATGGTGCTCTTACCGGATCGCGTGCCCCCCTGTACCAGATGCTCCGTGGCCTTAGCCAGAATCACAGGCTCTTGGTACGCTGTCGGTCGGAAGATTTCGAGGCCGTCATTCCCTCGCTGGAGGAGTCTGGCTGCGGCCATCAGAGCCTGTGTGAGCTGATCTGTCATATCCCACCATGTTGGCTGAACCGGGACAGCAGATTGCGAACCAACGCCATGCCCGCCGGTGTGACTAGGTCAGGAGCCTGCTTCGGGTCCAGTGGCGAGGTGGTTTCAGTGACGCCCAAAAGATCTGCGTAGTCATACCCACCTCTGGCCGGGAGATTTCGGTAACCCATCTGTGGGTCGTACACTCTCGGGATTTCTTGGTTGAAGTACTGAAACGCCGCAGACATCGCAGGGCTGCTGGTGGAGGTTGTTGCGGCGAAGTTCTCAAACCCCCCAGCAAAGGCTTCCTCTCGGTCTCGAGTCCATGGATTGCCCGGCATAAACCGGCGGCGCATGTAGTGAGACATCTCGTGCGGTGCCGTTGACGGATCCGGGTCAAAAGCCATCAACGTTGTTCCGTCCGGACTGAACTGGATAGCTCCTCGAGGTGCTTGGTCGTCTAGCGGCGATTGGTACAACATCCGTGGGTCGGCATCTTCCGGACCCACCCCAGCCGCCGCCAAACGGTCTCGAACGCCTTCAGAAGACATCATCTCCGTGCGCGGGTTTTTTGCCAGAACAAAGTCGCCGAATTGCAACACCTCGTCGGCGTCAACAACACGCGACCGGTGGTCGTCTGACAGGTAGAAATAGGAGTGCCGCTCGGGGTTGTAGCCAACCTGCTGCCATTGCGGATCCCGCATCTTCGCTTGAATCTCGCTAAGCACTTGATCGGGGGATGTGAGAGCCCCCACCCGACCCGCTACCACGGCCCACGAGTTTTTACTGGCTTCTCCTGCCGCAACCGCTGCCGGGCCCCGAGGCCCGGCAGAAAACTGGTACTCTTCCAAGGGCGATTTTACGTTTGTTTTGTTTCCTCCGACCAGCCCAAAGCTTACTTTGCCCGTTTCGTCCGGCAGGAGCTGAACGGCTCGGGCGTAGTTGAGCCCGTCTCTCCCGTGCAACGTGACAACAGGGTTATTCCGTGCGTACTCATTGATGTCCAGACGGGCCCCTACAGGCATACCGACAACCGGGGAGAGGTCGTCCAACCCCTTTGCCGCAATCCGCTCCGGGCTGTTGGAAAAACCCGGAGGCATGCGGTCTCGCAGGGTTGTCAGGTGATCTTCTGACCGAGGAACTGGCGCCCTTCCCGACTCATCCATCAAGCGGTTGTACTGGTCTTGGTCGATTCTGCCAGCAAACAGGTCGTTCGCCTCCTCCTGCATCAATCGTGGTCGAGGTATTGCCGGCTGTTGCAGGGGTGACTCCATCAACTGATCAGCAACCGCGGAAGTCGCTGCGATCCCGGCAACAGCACCCTCCAGCCGCTTAGCAGTCACACCGCCGTAGACCAGATTTGGGTCTTTCTTCTGCGCAACCGTGGCGGCATCGAGCAGCGTCATTGTGTGCTCGCCAGACTCACCGTACGCCTCTACCATCTCTCGACCGAGGCGTTGTCTTTCTGGGTTCCGTTGCAGGGCCTCCAAAGCTGCGTTGTGGGTTGTGGCCTTTTTCCCCGCCCGGAACAGCTTGCTGAGTTTTAAGGCAGAAACCACGTTCAGCGGGTCCGTCAGGATCTCCACTCCGAATCCGGCGAGATCTCGTAGGCCTTCCATCGGATCATCGAGCCAGCCCGCCATGCCGGTCTCTTTGTTCGGGGCTGTGACACCCCAGTGGTCCAGAACGTCTCTCCCCGTCACTCGGTTGTCTGCACTGAACGGAGACGCGAACTGGTCGAGTGGGTTTCGCCCGACGAGTAGGTCCCTGACGGAGCTGCCCGGCAGGTCGAAGGCGTTTCCTACGGCGTCCAGTACCGGGCTGTAATACTCGCTGCCGGGGGCTCCGGCCACAGCACCTGCAGTAAGCCCGTACGACGCGTACGGTGCGTACCTACCAGTTCGTTGGAGAAACGTTCGCATCAATCACCACCACCTTCGGCGGGGACAAAACCTGCATCGCGGATGAAACCACCAATTGAGGGTCTATCTGGGATATTCTGCCCAAAATGTCAATCCGAAACAAGGGGTCGTGCTCGAGGCGGGCGAAAGCGGCCTGGGAAGCCACCGCCATGAGCTGCCCTTCGTCCATATCTCCGAGGGGGTCTGAGTCTCCTACCAGCTTATCCCGGGAGTTTATGAGTGTGCTCAGCAGCTCGTACAACCCTTTGACAAGCTTGAGGTCAACGGGCTGGAACATTGCCTGCTCTGGCGTCAGACCCTCCCCCCGTGCCGTCTTGAAGTCCGCGACGAGGCGGTCGGCGAGTTGCTCCGGACCTCCGAGGTTTTCTACCACCCGGTCGGCAAGGTCCAAGCTATACGGGCGGCCTTTTCTCCGCACCGCTGCTAGGGCTTTTCGCCACTCGGAGGGGTGCTCTCCGCTCAGCAAAGACGCGGCAGTGCGCTCCGCTAAATCAACACATGACATGCAAGATGCTCCATCAGCCCGTGGAGTGTATGGCATACCACAAACGGGGCAGATCACCCGCCCCGGGAATTGCTCACTAAACACAATCGGCGGGCTGTGGCCCGCCGATTGCGTTGCGTCTCCGCCTGACACGGAGTCACCGAGTGCCGACCGGAGTCAGCGGGTTCTGGATAGGGTTGCCTGACTGGACGTTTGTCACGCTGGAACTGCCGTGAATCCCGGTCGGCGGCACGGGTTTGTCAACCACAATTAAACTCCTGTAAGAGTGAACCTTACACCTTCAGCTTGCACAAATCAGCAGTCGAGTGGGCTGAACGGGGTGCGGACATACGCCCGACCGCGTGCTGCCGCAGCGATAGCACTTGACGAATACCCGCAATGGCCCACGGGGTTGGTTCCCTCGGTACCCGCCACAAACGTGCCGTTGGCGGCAGTCTGCAGGAGGGCTCCGGAGGTCAGCCCTCCGGTGCCGGCCAAAACCCGAGTAGGGCCTTCGACAATCATCCAGAAAATACTGCCGACGGGGACGGGGGCCGACAACCACGGATCGACAACCCCGTGCAGAGCCTGATTCGCCCCGCACAGACCGCCCACGAGCGTCATGGTGGTGTCTGAGGCTTTCATCCGCACACCGACGCCCGGGGCCAATGTCGCTCCGCTGTCGTTCTTCACCAGGACTGCACAGACTTTCTGCTGAGACCTCACGATCGGAAATTCCGGATCCGTGTAGTCAACGTCTTGAAACTCGGCGCCCTGACCCAGAGCCTGCGTGTCGTCATAGATATCAACCGAGCCCAGCTTCGCCAGAATCGTGTGGCCTGCCATACATCACCTTCAGAAAAAGTAAACCGATTGTTTTGGGAACGTAAAATCAGGCGATCCGACGATCAGGTCTTGCTCACAAACCGGCACAGGTACTTCGGCA